GTACTTTTTGTTACTTGACTAGACGTGTTATCTAATAACCATTGCTGTATACTACTGCCGCCGGTTTTAGGAATATGTACAAAGATACTATTATAGTCTTTGATAATTACAGCCATTATCTTCTTTTGCCATTATGAAATATATCTTGTTCTGTTACAATTCTAAAAAAGATACCTTTTTGTTTACAATAGGCTCTTGCTGCTTCCCATTTAGCTTGATTAACTATCCAAGCTGCTTGATTATGTCTACTACGACCTAGTTTTTCTTTTATTGTTTGATTTTCAGGTTTAACTTCAATAAGCTCAACACGTTGCTTACCGTTTTTATCAGCATAAGCAATAAAAAAGTCTGGTACATATACTGTGTGCTTACCTGTTAACGGATTTCTATAAGGAATTTTAATTGCTTCACTTGCCCATTTTGCAACACTTGGGTGTTCGTCACAGAATCTCATAAATGTAAACTCCCAACTACTGCGATAAGTTGGAGTTTTTGTCCCTACAAATTTGTCAGGGTTTTTAAGAGAATATTTTCCTTGTGCAAATCTTCCCATATCATCCTAGTATAAAATATTCCTCTGTTCTAGTTTTTCGTATTTTGATTCTACTTTAAACCCTAGAGTACTAATTTTTTCCCTGTCATAATTTAATACGTTTGCAACAATGTCACTTAATTGAACATTAGTTAATCCTTTGAGTGTATCAATTAGCTCAAAAACATTTATATTATCAATCTTTGCCTGTTGCAATAGTGCAGTTGATACAGAAATAGCACTTGATTTTTCAAACCCTCTATTTTCAAAATATCCAATTACCGCATCAACTTCTGAAGCAGGATATTCTATTCTATCAGTAAGGTACTTGTTAAAAAATTGTTTTACTTCAGCACCGCTGTCGGTTGATTCTTGAGTTGGTAAATTAGATGACATTATGTATTTCCTAAAGGATTTTTCTGTGCAGAAACAGTACTAGTATTTCCTTGTCCAGTTTCATTAAAGTTATTTACTATTTGATTTGCAAGTTGTACTATCTTTTGATTGCCATTTTCGATGGCACTGTCAACTTGAACTAATAATGAATTTTTTTCTGTAGTGTTAAGTGTGTCCCAAGTTGATAAGTCTGCGGATATTTCAGTTGTTGTACTAATAGCACCGATGGCTAATGATTTTTTAGCTAATGTTTCCTTTAGCTGAGGATTATCGTTTAACGTTTGTACTACTTCAACTGGCGGATATAATTTATTTTGTTTTTGAGTATTAATTGGTATTGCTTCAGTAGTTTGCGTTCCGTTGCCACCTGATTTTGGAAAACTAGTATTTGCAAGACCGCTTACGTTAGTTCCTGTTGCTGTTCTAATAGTTTGTCCTGCAACTTGAAAAGCTTCGTTACGTATACCTTCTTTAGTAAGATCTTTTGCATTTCTAACTGTGCGAGCTGCTGTAAGTAATGTACCTAAGTCTGCTTTTCCGCTTGCAATGTCACCTAAGACACTAGTTCCGCCTGCTAATATGCCAGCACTTCCAAATAAACTCGACGAGCTACCTGCCGAAATAGGACTAGGTGTATTATCGTAATGTACTGTTCCAAATCCTTTAGGTGAGTTACCTTCGTCAATAGGCCCGTCTGCATAAAATACACTTTCGTATGCAACAGTCATAGAATTTTGTACAGGATCAGCTCCAGCAGAATTTTCTAACGTATCGTGCTGCCAACTTTCAATTATCGGATTAACTAATGTTAATGTTAGATACTGATGTCGTGCCATCTGACTTATTTGAATACTTGTAAAAAACGGCTCGTATTGATTATTATCTAAACCAAAACGATCACCGTTTCTTGGAGAACCCATATATGTATTAAATCTATCATATGGTCTTGCTGACTGGTTAGGTGCGCCTGCGCCGTCTCTACTTCCGTATGTACCATCTGCAAAATGGTAGTTATAATATGCAGTCCATAATTGAGTAACAATACTATTGTTGTCATCGTGGAATACAATATTTACAGGAGCATAATCAATGCGTGTTTGTAAATTCTTTTTACGATTGTATTTGTTCTTAGTTTCAGTTTGTATATCAAACTTTGGCATAGTAACACTTTTAACTAACATATTAACTTCGTTACTATGACGCTGAACCCATCCAGGTAATATTTTGTTTACTACATTTTCATTTAAGTTAAGTGTTACGTGATATAGAAATTTTTGTTTAGGAGCAAGGCGAAAATTATCGTCAGTATACAATCTTGCCGCGTGTGTATAATCGGCCATATCCCCTTTGGGGCTAAGAGCGCCGTTAACTAAATTATCTAAGAATCCATTGAATATGTTTGCCATACTAATATTTATCCAATGTTATTAAGTGCGTATAAAATGAAAAAGGGGCAATTAAGCCCCTAATTCTGTTAGACTAGTTAACTAGATAAACTATTAACTTACGCCGGTAGTTGATGCAATAGCTGCAACACTTCTACCAATTGCTGTACCTACTCCGCCGCCTGATGCGCCTTGAGTTTGTATAGCATTGTCATATTTAATAGTAAGTGCAACTGTTACTGGTTCGTTAGCACTGTATGCTAATGAATTGTAGTTTGCACTTTCTAAATAACAACCGTATAATTCAAAAGTGTCTAGTGCTTCGGGTGCGTAGTTACCGTTACCACCGTCTAGAATTTCAATTCTAGTTACAAACTTATAGTCAATACCTGATGCTGCACTAGACTGTTCCATAAAGTCGAACTGTCTTTGTAGTTGTTCGCCAACTAGTTTTTGTACTGCACCTGTTGCATCGTCTCTTAAAGTTAATGTAATAGCTTCCCAGGTGTGTTTACCTGCAAGATAAACTCTTGAGTTATATACGTCAACAGTCATTGTCTCGAAGCTTACGTTAGGTCTAGTAACATCCTGTACCTGTTTAGTTAGTTCAGTAACTTCGCCTGTGCTAACACCAAAGTTCTCCAAACTCACTCTAAAGCGATATTGAAGTTTTGGCATAAGCAACCCTTGTGTAGAGTTGCTTGCGTCCGAAGCTAATGGAACTGTGATTTTTGATAATGATGAAATAGCCATTTACTTTGCTCCTAATTTGTTATATATATTTATCATTTTTACAAGCCTGCTATCTCACCAGTATTTTTAAGTCTGAGTGGAATGTAAACAAACTCAACAGCCTTAACTGGTTCTATGGCAATATCTAAGTATAGCTCGTTTCGATCAATACGTGCTGGAGTATTGTTGCTATTGTCACATACAACTAAGAAGTCATATAATGCTCTAGCACCAACTAACTCTAAACACAAGCTCTCTGCTGCCTGTTTGATCTGATCACGTGTGATCTTATCATTAGGTTCAAAGATGTAAGGTTTAGCTAACTTGTTCAATTGTGAACGTAAGTAGATAACCAAACGTGCTACATTGATCCTATCTAATGAACTTGCTGCTCTTGCACGAGTCTTTTGACCGTAGTTAACAAGACCTGCTCCATTGATAAATGTAATTGGGTTAACGTTTACACTGTAAAGTGTATCACGCTGTCCTTCGTTTAATGCAACTGAAGTAAATTCGCCTTCTGCATTAACAAAACCTGTTGCTGAAGCATTAGTAATGCCGCCTCTTCTTGTGCCTGCTGGTGCAAACCAAGGATAGCTAACTTGGTCACTTAATGCAATAGTACGTAGCATCATATGACTTGGTGGAACAACTACGTTGTTACCAGCATTATCGCTTGTAAAGCCCCAAGGGTAAAAAATACCTAGGTATTCGTCTCTACTAACAAGTCCGTCGTCATTGTCTTCAACTGCTAATTTAGTGTTCTGACCCCATTCGTTAAGTGTTGTAGCATCTGACGATAATCTAGCTGGAACATCACCTAATATAAATGCACTTAAACCTCTATCAAAGTTTAAGCTAATCATTTCACCAATTAGTTCTGGATAACCTGGAGTAGCCATTACATTAAAGATTCTTGATTCGTCATCTCTAATTTCTTGGTTACTATTCATACCAGCTTGTAATCCTTGTACAACAACTTTACGCTGTGCGTGGCGACCAAATGATCCGCTACCGTCTTCTTGGTTAGCTGATTCAGTAACCCAACGATGTGGATGATAACCACTCATTGCTTCGTCGTTGTTAAATCTACCGTTGTCAGCAGTAATGTCAATAGCATTACGTACAAATTTCTTAACGTTAAATCCGCTTCTACGTAAATTCCATAACAACATACCTTGTGGATATAGTGCTGGATCTGGAGCATCTGGATCTAAGTAATCACTTAGTAGTAAGTCTGCAATTGCGCCTTCTGTGCTTAACGCCCCTGCTGTTGACCAACGTGCATCTGCAAATAGTACACCATCTTCAGTAGTTTGGTCTGACTTATCAATCAAATCCCATACTGTAGTTGATGCATTATAACGATAAATTGTTGGATAGTTTTCTAAGTCTGCTGTACTAATCCAAAGATCGTTACCAGCTGGTCCTGTAGGCTCTGTAGCCGCAGTAGTAATTTTTGCTCCTGCGTGTACGTTTTGATAACCTTTCCAAGTAGTACCATCGTGTACCATCATATCAACTTCGTCAACTACTGAACTATACCATAATGTACCGTCTGCTGTTGTTGATGTTGGTGCTGTGGCTGAAGCAGTAAATGTTGAAAGTACTGTCCAGTTACTAATTACTGTTGCTGTAATGCCAATATCTGCAAGTGCGCCACCAGTGTCAGTAATTTTTATATCACCGCCTTTTGAGTGCGAAATAGTTACTCTGTTAGTTGCATCAATTGAAGCAACAACATTTGTAAATCCTGCACTATTGATTTTGTTTGCAATTTCTTCTGCATCTGCAACTGCGCCAGCTGCGATAATACTTATAGTTCTTGACGAGTATGTTGATACGCCTGCTGATGTTTCTGCAAGTGTAAGTCCATATGTGCCAGCACTAATTGAATTTGCTGTTACTGCTGTTGAAGTAACACTAGAAGCACCTGCTGTTGATCTACGGAATACTTTAAATTCTGCTAGTTCATCTGCTGCTTCAGTCCAGTTAGACTTTACATAAAGATCGCCTACTGCAAGATTGATCCCGCCGCCTGCTTTATCAAGTGCTAGTAATGCTTTTGCATTATCATCATAAATTGGTGCAGGAGTTAAATCCCATAATGCAGTGTCTGCATTCCAAACTTTAACTCTCCAACGTGCTCCGCTGTTTGGTTCTGTTGTTTTAACCCAAACACTGCCTGTTGGACGCGGTTTAGCTGATGCTGTTTTCCACTGTGGAACTGATGTATGAGGATCAATTACTAGTTCTGGAATAAAGTATGTGCCTGCAGTAATACCAACCTCAGCTAGTAGACCTGTTCCTTCTGCAATTACAATATTATCTGCGTTACTACCGTCATTAAAGATAACAAGCTGTCCGTCAATGTTTGCTGCTGTAACGCCTGCATTTGATAAGTTTGAAACATTATTGAATGCTGTAACAACTGCATCAACGTCTGTGCCACTTACTGCAACACTTTCGCCATCAACAGTAAATGTGTTTGCATTAGTAATTGTTGTTATTGCTCCACCTGTTACACTTGGTACTGAACCTGTCCAAGCAGTAGTTCCTACTTTAACCCAAGTACCTAAATAGTTTTTGTAATATATAGTGTATGCTGTAGTTTGTCCTGCAACAACTGCATAATCGCCAATTGCGCCAACTGATCCTTTTGGAGCACCACCGGATACTTTCGCTGCGTCAGTAATTACAGTTGGTGCTTTAACTCCGAATGCTTGTCCGCCAGTTGATGTTACGGCTGCGCCGTTCCATTCAAAAAGACCAAATGCTGTTGATGCAGTATCTACCCAATATGCACCATCTTCTGGAGCACCTGCTGGAGCATCTGCTGATGCTTGTAATTGTCCTAGGTCTACGTCTGCACGTACAACCCAAGCTCTGTTTGAAACGCCAAGTAATGAGTAAGCTGCTTGCAATCCGTATTCATTTAGCTCTCCTGCGTGAATAGCATTGTTACTTGCGTCAGTGTAAAAAATTGGATCTCCAAAAGTTTCTGTAAGGTCGCGCTGCGAAGTAAGCAAATAAGGTATACCTGCTTTAGCCTTTGTAGTACCTGGAGCAATACCTGTGCCAGCGCCATTAGTTTTATTTTCGGCGGAAGCAACAAATATCAGTGGAACCGTACCCGGTTCAGCTGGTGTGTAAAAACTTTCGTCTACTACGCTAACCTGTACGCCTGGTGATGTTAGTGCCATATTATTTCTCCTATTAATAGTGTGAGCATTCGTTACTATTATTTAGCCTATATAAAATAAAACACCGTAATAAACACCCATAAAAAGGGACCAAAAAGGTGAGGTAAATACAATATGCGACCATTATGTAAATGCGGGCACCGACCTGCAGCAATTAATTATAAAAAAGAGGGTAAAACCTACTATCGTACACTATGTGAAAGGTGTTTACGTAACGGTGTTGGACACGGAATTCCTAAGTGGAAACGCACCGGATATCAGAAAAAAGATAATTGTGAAAAATGTGGGTTCAAATCAAAGCATACTGAACAGTTTAATGTGTTTCATACAGATGGCGATTTAACTAATTGTAGACCTAGTAATTTAAAAACTATTTGTGCTAACTGTCAACGAGTACTTCAGAAAGAAGGTAGCCGCTGGAAGCAGGGAGATCTAGTCCCTGATTTTTAAATATTGTTTCCATTAGTATATGTACGTTTTTCTTTAGTCTTTGTAAATCACCATTATTGTCAATGGTGTAATTACACATCCATTGCTCGATACTCATCGAACTAGGATCCTCACTAGGTAAATGATCGCTTCTATCTACCCAAATAGCATAATCAAATATCTCTTCGTTTTGCATTGCAAAAAATTCACGCTTGTTACGCAAACCGCAATAGATATCGTGTTCGTCAAATAAGTTACGTCCTAAACGTGCTAGATCATCTTTACAATAGTTGTGTATCATATTATACCATTCAGTACGATGATTGTGCCTATCTGCATAGCACTCTTCCTCATTAGCGTACCCGTATTGATCTTTTAAATCATTAAAGATAAAAAGCTCTGAACAAAATTTGCTTGATGATTGAAATGTATATCCGTATGCTTCTAACATTTCGCATACAGTGTCTTTGCCGTGGCGGCCGTGACCAACAATTAATAGTTTTGGTAGCACAGAATACTCCTTAGTAAATATAATTTATATTATATACTAATTCTGTACAGTTGTCAAGATTTTTTTACCAGCGTTGGTCTTTTATTTTCTTAGAATGTTTTGTTGATCTAATGGAATTCATTATTCTAAGCAACTGATTTGCTTTAACATTGGAATTCCAACCGTTCTTTGTACCAAAAGTTTTTGAGTATTCACATTCCTCCGAAAACTTTGCTGCAACTATTTTTTCTAAACACTTTAAATCGTCTTCACTCAGTGACGATATTCCTTTTGGTTCCATTGTGAAATCTCCTATTATATGCTTGTTCAAAACCTTCTTCATAATCATATAACGGAGCCCCATTGCACCCGTTTACCCAAAGTCTTTTAAAGTAACTATCTGCTGATAACAATGCAGTATCATCACTTTCGGCAATGTGTCCTTTGACCATCCAAAACAGTCTATATGCTTCTTTGTGTGTCATACTGTATTTACAGTATATTTAGAGTTGGTGCGCTAACACCAGAGTATTTTAGCCTATTGTGAATCCGTAGCCTACACCACCAGCAACTTGCATTGTAAGTTCTAATTCAAGTTTTTCCATTTCAGCAGCAGCTTCTTGTTTAAGAGCATCGCCGTTAAGTGCTGATCCACCTTGTGGTCCTGCGATTGTAGCAAATTTACTACGTGCTTCGCCTAGCATATATTTACAACCAGCAAGTGTATAATCTTTAATCCATTGACTTGCTAGATAGTCTTTAAGTAATTCGCTATCAGGACGATGGTTATAAACATATAATAAAATAGTTTCGTTTGCTCTAGGACGTTGTAATAGTGTTAATTTTTTAGTTGTAGTATTCCATTTAAATTCAATGAATGATCCAAACATTCTACCTACTAGTTCTTGGTACTGACTAAACATATCGTATGTTGCTAGTCCACCTAAGTTAGAACTTGATAATAAGTATGCATTTGTGTATGCTAAACTGAAAGGGTCAAATAAACTTCCTCCACCATTTTCGCCACTATCATAAAGTTTTATATTTACAACATCTCCAGTAGTTAATCCTGTGTTAAACGTAATGGTTCTTGCATCATTATCAGTAGAATAATCTGTAGTAACTGTTCCATTAATTGTTACTACAATAGATTGTACTATTGCTAAATTATAATTTACGTTGAATACTTGCTGAGAGTCTGTTGAAATTAGCGTAGTTGAATAAATTGGGCCTCCTGATGCTGAAGTACTTGGACGTGATCCTATACTTCTACGAAATGACTTACGAACTTCTACTACTTCATTTGGTAATGTATACTCGTTTTGATCAGGTACAGTATCCATAAACAAATAGCTTTCTTCTACTGAGTTATCACTACGTTGTCTAAATTTACTAAGCGACTTAGTTAAAGCAGTTTCGTAATGTATAGGGTCTAGTTCAACATCAACCATACCTCCGCCTAAGAAAGCATTTACATAGTCAAATATTGCTTGTTTTTGTGTTTGTTCAACTGCCATTTAAGTTTTCTCCGTCATAGTATTTATCGTAGTTGCTATCGTTACGATAAATATGTATATGCCAAGATTAAGTTTATATAAACCAGAACGCGGAAAAGACTTTGAATTCTTAGACCGCCAAATTAATGAAATGTTCACTATAGGTGGGACAGACCTGTTTGTCCACAAATATACTGGAACAAATGATGGAACAACAGAAAAAGATCATACGCAAATACAGGATATGGTCTTTATGGAAAATCGAGATCGAAAATACGATAAAGACATTTACACTATTCGCGGAATATACAATGTACAAGACATTGATTTTGACCTAAGCCAATTTGGTTTGTTCTTAAGCAATGATACTTTGTTTATGACTGTGCATATTCAAAGCAGTGTAGAATCAATTGGGCGTAAACTTATGCCTGGTGATGTTATAGAACTTCCTCATTTAAAAGATGAATATGCAATGAATGATTTTAGTGTAGCACTAAAACGTTTTTATGTTATTGAAGATATTAATAGAGCCGCAGAAGGCTTTTCACCAACTTGGTATCCACACTTATATAGACTTAAATTAAAACAAATAGTAGATAGTCAAGAATACAAAGATATACTCGACTTACCAGCAAGTGAAGACTATCCTGAAGATGGAACATTACGTGATATATTAAGTACTTTTGAAGCAGAGATGCAAGTTAATAATGCAGTAGTGTCCGAAGCAGAAGCAAATACTCCTAAAAGTGGGTATGATGTCGATAGTAATTTTTATACATTAGCCGCAGACGAAGCTACAGGTAGAGCAAAATTACAGCAAGTTGATGCCGACGGTAGTACTATTACTGATAAAGCAACTCCTACATCGCACGGTTATAATGGTTTATTAATTGGTGACGAATTTGCCCCTAATGGTAGTAATTTTTCAAGTGGTATTAGTTTTCCATTAGGTAGTACAGAAGGTGATTACTTTTTACGTACAGACTTTTTACCGCAGCGTATGTTTCGATGGGACGGTAAGCGTTGGCTTAAGGTACACGATGTTAAGAGAGCTCCATTGAATAATGACACTCCAAATACATTACGTGGATCATTCGTTAATGACGTAAACACCTACTTGTATAATACTCCAATAGCAACTGACTTTATAAGATTAAATGTTGGTGCAACAGAACTTGAAACTGAAATTGCATATATGACTGCAAAATATATTCAATTAGAATTTACTGATAGCCTTGCACAGGACGGAAGGTTTGTATTAAACTATGACACTGCATCAAATACTAATATGCTATCATCGTATACAGGATCAGACGGCAGTACGCAATTTGTAAAAATTACGTTACCTGCAAATGCTGTTAAATACGAAGGACTATATACATTAACCTTACATAATACACGAACACAGCAGCGACAGTCGATATCGCAGGCGCTACGACCACAGGCGGATAATTAATGCAACATTTTTATGACGGACAAATAAGAAAATACCTTGTGCAAATTATGCGCTTAATGAGTAATTTTGGATATAAAACAGGTGACGGTACTGAAGTTAAGGTTCCAGTTATGTATGGCGATATTACTAGACAAGTAGGATCAATATTAAGAGACAATTCCGAAAACAAAATACCAAGTGCGCCGCGTATGGCAGTATATATTACTGCACTAGAAATAGATCGCGATAGAACTAGTGATTCTAGTTTTGTAGGTAAAAGACACGTTAGAGAACGTGCTTACGACGAAGCAGGAAATGAATACGAAGATTTTCAAGGACGTAATTACACAGTTGAACGTTTAATGCCAAGTCCCTATAAACTAACAGTGAATGTTGACATATGGACTACTAACACAACAATGAAACTACAGATTATGGAGCAAATATTAATGCTGTTTAATCCTAGTTTAGAAATACAAACTACAGACAATTACTTAGACTGGACTAGCTTGACAACTGTAATGTTAGATAGTATTAATTTTAGTAGTAGATCTATTCCTATAGGCACCGAAAGCGAAATTGATGTTGCTAGTTTAACATTTTCAACTCCTATATACATCAGCGCACCAGCTAAAATAAAACGCCTTGGTGTTATTACTGATATTGTTACTAGCATATTTGATGGTGACGGATACGTCGACTTCGAATCAATGTTAGAAGGTACTAATTTATTCAGTATCGGAGGATATTCTTCGTCTAGAGTAGAAGGTAACGATAATGTAGTAGATTCTGGAGTATTTCCAAATGATGGCAACGGTGAACTTGAAATATCTAGTCAAGTTACACGTTATTCAAAAGCTATAGTCGATAATCCGTTGCAAGAACGTATACTACTAATGAACGGTAATGCTTCGATACTTACAAATGGATTGCCAGGTGCTGAAAAATGGTCAACTTATATTGATGCACTTCCTGGAAAATATCAACCTGGTTTAAGTATTATCTATTTAAGAAAACCGGATATAAATGGATTAATTGCCGGAAGAATTACTCTTAATCCGTTAGACGAAACACAACTAGTTATTGATTTTGATAGAGATACGTTACCTAGCAATGATACTATACAAGGTCCTGCTAGAGACACAAATCAATATTCTAGTATTGATTATATAATTGATCCGTTACGTTATGATCCTCAATCAGATACTTCAAAAGCAGGTGTGCGTTTATTATTACTCGGTGCTATTGGTAGTACTACAAATACCGACGGAGCTGATGCTTGGAAGAATGCTGATAACACAGACTTTGTTGCAGGCGCAAATGATATAATTGAATATGACGGATCTAAATGGAATATTATATTTGATGCAAGTAAAGACTATTTGCCCTATAATGACACAACTATTACAAAACTATATACTACAAATCTTAACACAGGAGTACAATATTACTGGGACGGTGATCAGTGGTTACTAAGTGTTGACGGAGAGTATGCCAAAGGTGACTGGTCAATTAACTTATCTGGCTAATTACTAGTATGAGTAAGATAGTTTGTAGTGGTGCGCTTTTCTATGCACTAGACACAAAAAGATTTTTGTTTTTACACCGTGCTAATGGTAAAACTTCTGGTACTTGGGGACTTGTAGGTGGCGGTAACGAATTAGGTGAATCACCATTTGAAGGATTAACCCGTGAGATACAAGAAGAAGTTGGCGACTTACCTAAGTTTGTAAAAACTATACCTTTAGAAACATTTGTATCTAATGATGAAAAATTTAATTTTCATACATATCTTGTTGTTATAAAAAAAGAATTTTTGCCTAATCTAAATAACGAACACGACGGTTATGCTTGGACCAGTTTTAGTAAATGGCCAAAGACATTACATCAAGGACTGCGTAATACATTACAGAATAAAACTAATCTTAGTAAATTAGAAACTGTGTTTCAAGTAATAGATTTATTAGAGGAATAGATGACAGATAATATAAAACAAACAGACTACGGTTACGAAGTTGTTTGGACTGACAACGAACATTATTGTAGTAAAATATTAGTTTTTGAAGAAGAAGGCAAACAAACTCGATTACATTTCCACAAAAATCGACACAAAAGTTGGTTTGTAAATGCTGGGAAGTTTGAAGTACAATGGGTTGATTCTAAAGACGGTAAAGCATATTCTAAAGAACTTCCAGAAGGTAGTATTTTTGAAGTGCCTGCACTATTGCCTGTTACACTAAAGAGTTTAGCTGATAACAGTGCTATGGCAGAAACTAGTAATAGCAATGATTTAGAAGATTATTATAGGTTAAATTAATGTTAAAAATAAGCCAATCTAAAGAATTTAAAAAAGACTTTATACAATATAAAAAAGACATTGATCAAATTACTAATGAACGTGCTAAAGAAAAATGCAAAGATATTTTAAATAAACTATCTAACGAATATAGTTATATTGATGCTACACACGATGCAATTAATAAATCAATTGATCCTACTAAAATAAGAGAAAATGTAGAACGTAGTATTGAACTACGCCAAGAATTAAATAAAATAATTAAATATTCGAAAGATCTTTAACTGTAATTGATCCAAACATCGAAGAGTGACTTGTACATTGATAAACATATGTACCATTGCCGCTTTCAGGAATTCTCCAATACAATGTACCACTAGATTTGCCTTGAGCTGCGCTATTTGTACTTACAGTTCCAGTTGATGTAACGTGTACCAAATTACTAGTTAATGCTGTAAGAGTATTATCTTGTATTTCAAATGGATGTCCTGAAATATTATCTAAATCAAATGCTATAGTAGTTCCGCTTATAGCGTAGATAGTAGGATTGTTTCCGCTGTAATGACTAGGAAACGTGTATGCACTTGTTCCAACATTATCAACTCTCAGCATTGCAATAGCAGGTTCATATATTTTTCCTATATCTATACTTGCTGTAGTTACATCACTTAGCGCACTAAACGTAGTTACACCAGATGCTGGAGTAGTAAATGTAAATGTTCCACTACCATTGGTTGTTAATACTTGATTTAAAGATCCGTCAGTAATTCCTAGATCCGTTAATACTGCTGGTACTACTGGAGGTGTGTATGTAAACACTCCTGTCGAATCATTGTATGCAATAGCACCATTACCACTTGCTGAGCCTTCTGTTCCAACACTTAGGTCTGTAAGTGCAATTCCGCCGTCAGCAGCAGCAATAGTAATATTACCACTGCCTAGTAAACTAGTACCGTTTATTGTTTTAATATTTGTGGCACTTACTAAAGTTGCTTGTGCATCAGTAATTCCGTATCCTGCTAACGTAGTTGGAGTAGTTGTTAGATCAGCAAATGCCACACTAGTTAGATATGTACTCAAGTCAGGTGGAGTATAACGGAATACTCCTGTAGTATCATCGTATGATATAGCGCCATCGCCTGTGGCTGCAAGTTCGTTACCAACACTTAAACTTGCCAGTGTAAGTATACTAGGTTTGTTAGTAACGTTGCCCCAGTCTAAATAATATGTTCCGTCAAATCCGTCAAGTGTATCAGCATCTGTTCCGCCGCCACCAGTTGTAGCATCAGAACCTGGTGCCCATTTAGCACCGTCCCACTTTAAAACTTGTCCGGAAGTTGGCGCACTTGTTGTAGTGTCAACATCGCTTAAAAAGTCAATACTAAATGCACTCATATTAATTGTTACATCGTCTGAGTCTGTAGCAATAGCAGTTGCTATGTTTGTACCGCCTAATATACTTAATGTATCTGTTACAGCATTAGCTGTTGTTGATCCGTCATCACTTGTAATTGTAGCAAATAAGTTCTGTGTCGAACCTGTTGCAGGTGCATCTTCAAATGTAAAGTTGCCAGCACCGTCTGTAGTTAGGATTTGTGTCGAATTACCATCAGTAATTCCTAGGTCAGTTAGTGCAGCAGGTATTAAATTTGTTGTATCTGTTAAATTAGATAAGTCTGCAGGTATTAAATTTGTTGTATCTGTTAACTCTGATATGTCTGCTACAGAAGTAAGATCTGCTTGATTAGCAAGTTCTATCCAAGCGCCTGCGTGTGCATAGTATGCTTTACCTGTGCCGTGTACGTGTGCAAACATTCCGTGATTGTCTGTTGCACTTGGTAAATCTACAAGCTCAGCATATGCTATCCAGTTTATATCATCGTTTGTTAAAGATACTTTTGCAGAAAGTGTTGCTTCGCTTACATTGTTTAGATCTGCTCTTGCTATTTCAAAACCGGCTGCATCTTTACCGCTATATACTCTTAAACTATTAGTAACTTTGTTAAAGAATACTTCACCACTAGATCCTACGTTGCGATCTAAAAAATCAGTAGGTCTTGGTATAATTCTTATTCTATCTACAATCGGTGCTGATGACATATAACTTTCCTTAGTTTATGTATTTATCATTTCTATTTAATGCCTAGCAGTAGACAACATAAGTACTATTAAAGGAAACAGAATGACAGATTTAGAAATAATTGATAATTTTTTACCAGTGAATCAATTTAATAAAGTCCAACAAGACTTAATGTCTAATAAATTACCTTGGTTTGTTAACGATGATATCGTACATACAGATCTAGGAAATATTGCGTCTAATAAAAAACACAATTGGCAATTATTCCATCTTTTTTATTATAATCCCCTTATGCACTCTGAATATATTAGTGCTATTGAACCAATATTACAACATCTAAATCCATTAGTATTAATAAAAGCTAAAGCAAATACAAATTATGTTACTGAATCAATAGTTGAACACGGAATGCATATTGACATACAAAATCCTGAATTAAAAAGCATTTTGACTACAGGAATCTTTTATGTTAATAACAACGACGGTTATACGTTATTAGAAGACGGTACTAAAATTGAAAGCGTAGCAAATCGATTTGTAAGTTTTTCGGCAGAAACTAATCATAGCGGAACAAGTTGTACTAATACTAATCGAAGAGTTGTACTAAACTTAAACTATATTAAACAAACACAAAAGACTTAATAGGAGACTATATGCACATATGCATTGTTGGTACTGGAGCAAGCGGCTGGATTACAGCACACTTTCTTAAAAATAATCCAAAAATTAAAAAAATTACAATCATTGGTTCTGATAAAATTCCAACTATTGGAGTAGGCGAAGCAACTACTCACAGTTTTAGAGAGTTTTTATTAAATCGATGCAATTTAACAGAAGAAGAATATACAAAATTCTTAATAGATTCTGATGCATCTTTCAAATACGGTGTTAGTTACGAAGGATGGAGTAAGAAGAAATTTTTACACCCGTTTGCTATTGGACAACACTTAGGTTACCTATTAGGAAAAAAAGATCCTAATGACAATTATCACAAGTATGTAAGTCCAATACATAATGAAATTTATAATAATAAAGTATATCTTGGCACAGATAAACACGAATATTCTTTCCACTTTGATGCTAATAAGTTTATCAATGCAATGACGGAATTAGCTAAATTAGACGATAAGATAACACATATTGTCGATACTGTTGTCGAAAGCCAATACGACAATCTAAATAATGTTAGTTGTATTATTACAGATTCAAAGAAAAAAATAACTGCTGATTATTTTGTTAGTTGTATTGGATCTCAAGCATTTAATAAAACTATCTTTAATGAAGAATATATTTCATATGACGATATACTTTTAACAAACAAAGCAGTAGCGTGTCCGTTAGCATATTCTGATAGAGCAACTCAATCACACCCTTATACAGTAGCTAAAGCAATGCCTAACGGGTGGCGATGGATTACTCCTACATTATCAAGGGTAGGTACTGGTTATGTTTTTAGTGATAAACATATAAGCGTAGACGAAGCAACAAGTCAGTTGTTAGATGATATTGGAGATCGAGATCTTATAATTGATCCATTTGTAGTTGATTTTACTCCTAGGCGAGTTAAACAAGTTTTTAAATCAAATATTGCTACTATAGGAATGGCAGCTGGATTTTTAGAACCGTTAGACGCTCCAGGGCTTGCATTAACTTTAAGGTTTTTAACATTTTTAGAAGATGTATTAGATAATATAGAATCTAAAGATATACAAAAAATAAAGACAATGTTAAATCAAGAAGCAGTTATTGATTATAATTTCTTTTGTAGTTTTATTTTACATCAGTATAAAACTTGTAAACGTAGTGACACTGAGTTTTGGATAGATCAAAAAAATGTACAATTTGATCCTTATGATGAAATTTTACATCAAGTATTTGATCCTGCAATAACCAAAGCCAATACTCCTGTTTATCCGCAGTCTGTAAGAGAACCTTGGATGTTTTATAATAGTACTGCTGGCAAAGATATTAGATGGGAAGTAAAAATAGATGAAGACCTTACTGATATTACTGAAACAAAGTTTAATGAAAATTTATTGTTTACTCACAAAGAATTGCTCGATAAAATGGTTAAGCAATCTTTAAAATAATGTAATTAGTCTTCTTCAGCACCCCGGTATACTGATATATTAGGATCAACCCAAGGTTCAGCAACTTTTGCAGCTGGCTGATTCGATATTCCTTCGTGTTCTAAATCCCATTGCCGCGTATCTTCGTTCCAAACATAATACTCGTCATCGTTGTTAGGAGTAGGTGAAGGTGTCGGCGCTTCCCATTCTATAGTAGAAGAATTAAACGTCCAACTAGGATACGGCTTTGGCATAATAAATGCATCTAATTCACTATTGTATGTATGCCCAATACCGGCATAACAATTTCTAAAGTTTCCATTATAGCTAGTTTGTAGCCAAACACCTTTTAGTCCAATAGATTTGATATAGTGCTGCCCTATTGGTTCACTTTTAGGAAATTCTTCATTATAGATATCATTGTTATTAATAACAATAACGTCTATTACTTTATTTTTTTTAATTTTAACAAAATGTGCCATAGTCAACTTTACCTTTAGATGTTGTATCTTTTCTTTGCAATCTCATAACTTTTTCTAACATCGCCAGCGGACATTGCAGAATTATAAATTCTAACCTGTTTCATATATCCTGTAAAGAAAAAATTAGTACTTTCAGCTCCGATTAGAACGTCAGAACCATCTGCACCAGACCAAGTTCCTGATCCTACTTGTGCTCCGTCTAAATAAACAACTCCTGATCCGCCACTTCGTGTATAAGTAATTTGGTGCCAATTTCCGTCCCAAGCATTTGTTCCAGCAGCTACGTTACTATTGTAATTTCCATCTTGTACGCCAATTTGTGTATTTCCGTTATTCTTACCTATAAAGAAATCACCGCTTTTATTACCAGCAAGAGCTTGATAATTTGCGCTAGTGGATCCGGTATATTTGTATACAACACTAAATGTAAATCCATCAAGAAGTAATTCATCTGATATGCCAAATCTAGTTGCACAGTGTTCGTTATTACCATCAAATTGAACTGCTTGTTCGTTATCATTATACACTGGCCAATTTACAGCAGTTGCATCATTTCCGCCTACATAGTCTCTCCATTTATGATGATTGTTGTTTAGAAGATCTTGTATACTAGGTTCTGTACCATCGCAAACATCAATTCTAGGATCCCAGAATTGTTGCGAGGTTGATGTATTAGTTGAGTAAAATAAGTAACTTCTATGCATAGCATAAGTAGCACCGTCACGGTACACATAATCTCTACAGTTACCAATTTTAGTCCCGCTTGTATTATATATACCAGTCTGCGGATGATCGCTTCCGGTTTCACTTCGATAGGGCCAAGTATGTCCTACAAATAAAAACCATTCATTTGCACCACCTGGCCAACCGCCAGAGTAAAAATAAGGATTTGTTGTTCGGCCACCGCTTGTTCTAACGTCTACACCGTCATTGGATCGTGTACCCATATAAGTTGAACCGTTACCTACTACACTTCTTTTCATCCACATACTATGTCTAGTAAATCTAAAATAGTCAATGTTAACATTACTACTGTTCCATCCACCGTCCGCGTTACTAGTCGAATCGTTGCTCGGTGTGTCCCAAATAATTGCTGTATTTCCGTGAGGATCAGTTGACCAAATTCTTCTATTTTCTGCTGTTGAACCGTTTGCTCCCCAGCTAGTTTCGCCACCATTACCAAGGTTCCAGTTTTCTATAGGAAGAAGTGGGTCTCGCCAATCTCTTTGAAACATTCCTGAATCATATTCAGCTATAAGTGTTTCGGTATTTTCTTCTGTGGGAGTCCAGTGGGTTCCTTGATAAAATTCAACTGCGGATGTTTCTGAATTAAATCTTAAATCTCCTTGTGCTGCGCTTCGTTGTGCAACATTGCCAGAAGGTAAATTAATAAATCCTGAACTGTTAACTACTGTATTTTTTAAAGTTGCCATCTATTACCTCATTTATACCGGATATCTTATAATAACCACGCCGCTGCCTCCGCTGCCGCCTGCTTTTAGATATGTAGCAGTTCCACCGCCACCGCCGCCTCTGTTTGCCATTGCTGACTGTCCTGGTTCGCCGCTGCCGTGTTGTCCTGTGCCGCCACACGCACCTACGCCGCTACCACCTTGTCCTACTGGACCAGTGTTACTATAGTTAGGTAGTGGATATACTCCACCTCCGCCGCCGCCGGCGTAGTATCGTAATTGTCCTGATATCGAAGAAGCAATTCCTGGGCCACCATTGCGACCATAACTTTCTGATAAGAACCAATAATCTGTTCCGCCAGCGCCACCACCACCGCCGCCGGTATTTTGTTGACCGTCTGATTTGCTGCCGCCATCTGATCCTTGACCTGCTGTTCCTGCGCCACCAGTTGATCCGTTAGACCAATTTTGAGTTCCACCACCGCTGCCACCTGCGGCGCCACCTGCAGAATAGTTTCCGCCTCCGCCACCGCCTATAGCTGTTAAACCAAATGCACTTGAATTACCACCAGCGCCGCCTTGGCCTCCAGGAGATGAATTAGTTCCTGTGTTTGGTGCTCCGCCGCCGCCTACAACAATAGCATTATTTGCTACAGTACGAAATGAAGTACCTTGTAACAGTCCGCCTGCGCCACCACCACCACCGTGATGTCTGCCGCCTGCGCCACCACCAGCAACGATTAAGTATTCAACTTCTCCTGCACACACTACGTTAAAACTACCAGCGCCAGTAAAGGTAAATGTTTTGTATCCACCGTGTATCTTTACGTCTACTGCTCCAGTTGCTGTTGCTTTGCATTTCTTATCTATACAAATCCAGTTAGAGCCATTATATAATTCTACATCGTTTATATCAGTATTAAATCGCATATACCCGACTTGTGGATTAGGTGGTCGATCACCTGTTATTCCTCTTGGTAACGTAAGAGAACCTGTATCATTGATTGTTAATGTATCTAGTGTAGCCATTAGCTGCCAACCCTCCACTTAGTTGCATCGTATATTTGTTTAATTTCTATAGCACTTAGTTCTCTAGTATAAACTGCCATAAAATATATCCATCCTTGCCACCTTGTACCAGTATAACCAACTCCGTGTCGTATATCAGTAGTTGCATTTGCTGTAGTAGCATATCCGCCAGCGTCTGCTGATGTATATTGTGCTCCGTTTTTATACCAGTACGATCTATTCTTAATTTGATTTCTAGTACTGACTATAAATGCAGTTTCATTAACTGTACCTAAGAAGTTACCGTCGCTGCCTCTTCCAACATAAGGTGATCCATTAGGTCCGTTGGTTCCAAAGTAGTAACTAACACTTCCGCCTGGTTCGTGTGTCCAAGTTCCTGAGCCGCCATATGATTGATCGTGAAGGTTTCTACGTCCAGATAACGTTGTTGGCGTTAACCACATCATAATAGTTTGAGCTCTTGAAAAGTCCATAGTTCTTGCATTATAAGGAACTGTAAGGTTTGAACTACCGTCAAAATACAATCCGCCGCCATTTTTACCGTCTTTTCTTAAATATCCGTTTGAGAAAGAAGCGTGATTACTATTGCCACTTAAATCTCTAATTGTTCTGTTTCGCCACTTTTCGTCATTTAGACAAATGTGTTTACTCATATCAAATGCATATACTAGGCCTTCCTTAGAAGCACCATATAAATTATCAAGTTCTATTTGGCCGCCGTCTAATACTCCAACCTGTCCAACATCTCTTTTGTATCTTATAACTACAATACCACTTCCGCCAGCACCACCTGACGATGCTGAGCCGCCATTACGACCACTGCCGCCACCGCCTCCGCCTGTGTTTGGTTGTCCATTTTTTCCTGTAGGCTCTATTGCGCCATCATATATATCACTTGCACCAGCACCAGTGCCGTCGTTGGGGCGATCGCCGTAGCCACCGCCGCCTTTGCCGCCGTCACCTGGTTCGGCATTGCTCGAGCTACCGTGAACTCCACCGCCACCACCGCCTGAATACCAAACTTGAGCACCAGTTATTGCACTTGGTTTACCTATGCCGCCGTTGCCTGACTTAGCTGCTGTCCAATTTCCTCCAGGAGCTCCAGCACCGCCACCGCCTCCTGTTGGATATCCGTTTGTACTTGATCCTCGTCCTTGACCGCCATTAAATCCTTGGCCTGCTGTTCCTGCTGCGCCTGCTGGACTGTGTCCTTCACCGCCTCCTGAACCGCCAGATCCTGCATCGTATGTACTCCAAGATCCACCTTTTCCGCCGCCTATTGAAGTTAAACCAAGTGCGGTTGAGTTTCCGCCTCTGTTAGCTCTAGGCATTCCGCTATAGCTGCCTGGATTACGTTCTCCAGTTCCGCCAGCTCCTACTGAAATAGGATAGCTTCCTGGAGCTAGATCCATTTTTCCTGATAAGAAGCCGCCGCCTCCGCCGCCGCCTCCGACCCAAGCGCCACCACCACCGCCACCAGCAACGATCAAGTATTCAACTTCTCCAGCTTGTGTTACGTTTAAAGTTCCTGCGCCTTGTTCATTTGTAAATACGTGTACAGTATACGGAACTCCGTTTTCTACTATATTATAAGTTTTTTCTGCTCCGGAAGCCGATGCTTGTATACTACCATCTGTTTCTCGCCATTGACCGTTACTATAATACTCTAGTTGATTTAAAGTTGTATTGTATCTTACGTATCCTTCCACAGGACTTCCCGGGCGTTGAGCAGTTGTTCCCGAAGGAATAGTTATAAATCCCGTATCATCAATGTTAGTATTTTTTAGTTGTGCCATTACTTATTTCTTCAACTCATCTATCTCTAGTTTTAAACTTTTAATTGCTTCAATTAAATAAGCAGTTAGTTTTGTATATTTAATTCCAACAACATCATTGTTTGTATCACGAGTAACTAACTCCGGTAAAACTTCTTCGGTCCATTCAGCAATTAGTCCGCTTTCGTGTTCGTTATTATCTAATCTATCATAAGTTACGCCGCGTAAATTTAATATACTAGTTAACGCATCTTGGATTGGATTGATGTTTTCTTTAAGTGCAATACTTGAAGTTTCAACAATACTTACAGCAGTTACCTGACCACCAAAGCCAGCTCCGCCGGATACTACTAATGCTCCAGACGTAGTTGAACTAGAAGCAGTACTTGCAGAAGCTCTTAACTCAGCAGTAGTTAATCTGCCAGGGTTTGGTACAAAGTTTAGTCTGCTGCCATCTGCTACACTTAGTGTATCTTCTGTTCCAGTAGTACCATCGGACATAGTAATATAGTAAGTACTATTATCTGCTGCTGTTCTATTTGTAACTGTTAGTGAAGGTGCCGTCCAACTTAAAGTGCCGCTACCGTCTGTTTGTAAAACATTACTTGCTGCACCGTCATCTGCTGGAAATGTTAACGTATAGTTACCAGCAAGTGCTGCTGGGGCTTTAAGAAGAGCATAATTAGTATCGCCGTCTCCTAATCTAATACCGGCATTTGAACTGGTGTATAAATCTTTAGTAAATTCTGTAACACCTGTACCATCAGGTGCTAATACAATATTTGAATTAGATTCACGTGACGTAAATGTGTTTGTTGATGTAGAAAGACTTCCCAAAACCTGTCCACCTACTACTCCTGATGTAATTTTTCTTGGCATTGTTTCTTCCTTATGTAGTTGCTGTTTCTATACCGTAAACCATAACTGCTGTATTAGCCTGCGATGAACGTGCATAGATTTGTCTACTAGCATCAATTACTACACCAGTTCTTTCTAGAACACCGTTTGGTAGTATTTCTGTTTCGTATTCCAAATAGTCATCTGCTACTGGTAAAGTTGCGCCAGTTGGGTCTGTTTTAGCTATAGCTAATCTAACTGTAATGCTAGTTGAGTTTTTGTTGCATATACTTACCGTAGCTACACTAAACGTAGTCACCGGTACCAAATATATTGGTGTATATGTTGTAGCAGCTAAATCTGCTGATCCTAATATTCCGTTTGCCATTTTTTAATCTCCAATTTTAATTATCTCAGGAAGTAGTTGTATGCTAAAGGTAATCCTAATACTGTTCCATTAAACACTACATTTGCATTTATATTTATCGGACTTCCGCTTAGTGTTGTTATAGTGTCGGCTCCGATAAATATGTCACCTGCTGTTACGCTGTTAACATTCAATGTTGCACCACCACCGCCAATTTGTGACTCAATATATGCTTTAACTGCACGTTGTGTTGGTACTACCGAATCACTATTTGCAGTAAAGAACGGATCTGTACTAAATTCCGTAACACTTGCTGAGTTACCACCTAGTGTAACTTCTCCCAATGAAAGTTCTTGTAGTCCTGCAATGTTAAATGCATCAGCATTCAATGTTGCAACACCAGTTGATTGTTCAATAGTAAACAAGTCACCAACTCTAAAGTTACCATCTTGGTCTGTAGCAGTGTAGAACACTCTACCACCGTCAAAGTCGCTAGTTTCTTTTACTTGATTTGGTGCATTGACTGGTACGCCCGGATAGTTAGTGTCAGTAAATCCGCCTGTGCCAATATCTAAGAAATCGTGTCCTGTTAAACGCACTTGTGAGAACCTAATACGTAACTCTACAGGATCGCCATCTGGTAAATCATCATCTACTGTTATACTAGGCGATACCTGTAAGAAAGCGGTATAACTTCCATCGTTTGATCCTAAGAAACTTACTATATTAACTAGTTTATAGAACTCTCCTGGTAAGCTCGCAAATTCTACATTAGCGCCGTTTACTGGACGACTAGTTAATCTACGTACAGCAATAAATGCTCCAGCTTGCGGGAAGTTTGCATTACCGTTTGAGGTTACTGCATTTATTTCTGCTGTTGAACTTGTAAATCCTGTACCTCTATTATTGAATGTTGGATTTGCTAGAGCACCGTTACCAATTTGTGGTACTAGTACAACGTCATCAACATTGTTAGGATCTGTTATAGTTATTGTTGGCGCACTTGTATAGCCGCTTCCTGGTTCTGTTATTCTAATAGCAAAAATTTGTTCATTTGCTACACTTGCTCTACCTTTTGCAGGTGTATTAATTTTAGCATATTTTCCTGCTGTTCCTGCTCCTGGTAGTAACATTACAAATTTACCTTCTTGTGCAGGATTACCAAATGCTATTGCATTAAATCCACCTGTAGTAGCTGTTCCAGTTAATGTATATGACTGCCAATACAATCCATCGTGACTATATTGAACTTCGTCAGTATCATCACTTGAAATAACAAATGTACCCTGTCCGTATGCTATTTTACGTTCTGTAGCAGTTAGTGGAAGTGTAAGTGTGTTTTCGTACCAAGTAACACCGTCTAGTGAGTACATAATACCGTTTGTACCACCAAGTGCTACAAACTTACCATTACCCCATACAATATCTGTTACTGCTGCAAAACTTGCCGGAGCTGTTACGCCTGTCCAACTAATTCCATCTTCAGAATATGCTGCACTTGTAGTTCCGCTGTTAATAGCAACAAACTTACCTGCGCCGTATACCATTTCACCAAATCCATTTGCTGGAAGTGCTGTGCCAGTTACGCTCCAAGTTTGGCCACCATTGTCTGAATATGCAACATCTTGATCTGCGTCACTAATAACAACAAATCTTGCTGTAGCAGCAGCAACTTGACCAAATGCTATAGTATTTTCACCTGTTGCATTAAACGATCCTGGTAACGAACTAGTTGACCACGTATCTGCATCGCTTGAGTAAGCAACTGTGCCGTCGCCGTCTGCAATTAATACTACTGCACTGGGTTGGAATGTACTCGAGCCATCATCTTGTAAACCGTCTGCAATACTTGCCCAATTTCCGCTTGGTAAAGTAGGTAATACTTCTGAAGTCCAAGTTTCGCCATCAATACTTACTGCTCCATTTGTTCCAGCGCCAACTGCAAGGAATTTTCCTGCTTGTGCAGTTCCTGCAAGATCAAAATCTACAATAGCACCTGTTACACTGTTTACTGTTGTTACAGTTATTGTAATATCGTTAGCTGTAGTGGCTCCGCCAACGTTTGTTCCTACAATAGTTAACGTGTCAAGTCTTGCATAATCTGTACCTGCAGCATTAATAGTTACATAATATTTACTTCCGTTACGAGTAACATCAAAAGTTGCTCCAGAGCCGTTGCCACCTGTGTGACTTATTCCTGTATACTGTGCTGCTGTTTGAATCCATTCAACATCATACCAAGTAGTTGATGTTGGCATTGTAATACTATTGCTTGAATTAGTCGGAGCAGTAATTGAAACTCTTGGTTCAATTTGATATGTTGAAGAACTGTTAGGAGCAACAATAGGTGTTCCTGGAACTACGTGATCCCAGCCTGCAACACCATCTGATTCTCTTACAACTGTTGCTTCTTTAGTACCTGCATTGTATGTGTTAATAATTGCATACTGTCCTATACCAGCAGCACCTATAATATATACTTTCATACCCGGATATGCTGAACTTAATGAACCGTCAGTAGCACTTAGGAATAATCCTGTTGTACTACCACTTTGTGCAACGTTACTTGATATTACATACCCGCTACCGCCTAGTGCAATATCTGGGTTTGCATCTTGATCAACATAAGCATAGTTAAATGCTCCATCACGGAATTCATTTGCAACTACTACTTCATTAGACCCTGGGCCAAATATACTAAGTGTTGCCTCAGTGTAATCATTACCTGCGTGGGTATATTCAACTGATAACAGTTTTACATTATCTGTATTAACTTGTCCAATAGTTGCATTATACTGTGTGCGGTTGTCAACTACTGCTGTAACTGCTGTTTCGTCTGGATCAACTCCTGTTGCTACGGAACCAAAGTCACCATATGAGTTGTTACCGTTTGTTGCACGTACTCTACCACCTGTTTCTGCAAGATAGCCAATGTGTGAGTAATATGTAAACACTGATACAAGTTCTGCTCTACCATTGTTAAGAATGTGTGCGCCAATACCGTCACTTATAACCTGTGTAAAGTCATTTGACACCATTGAGTCATTGCCGCCATTGTGTAATGCTCCGTCAATTTTTTGTCCAGTTGCTGCATTACCAAATGTTGTAACACCTTGTATGTATGGTGAACGTGTAATAATCCAAGTACGGAAATCATCTGGGCCCCAACCTGGATCTAACGAGCAATATGCTCCTGCACTTACTTTACTATAATTAAATGCATTTTCTGGTAACAAGTCACCTTTTAATCCGTTAAGAGTACAGTTTCTTACACCTGTAGCATCTCTAAGGTAGAACATATCTTCTTCTTGCGATCCTGTTACACTGTTATTGTAGAAACGTGCAACATATCTTGAAGCATAATTTCCTGTCCACATCAAATCATATTTTAACGCATCGATATAGTAATCAACATCTCTAGCACAAAGAACTTCGTTATATGTATAACCGTTCCAAATGCTGCCGCTTGCTGCACCAGCAATTTGAACATCGATCCAGGCTGCAATTTCAGCTTTTATAAAGTCTCTATTACGCTCTAACTGTAGTTTTGCATAATATCTATTTTGGTCTTCAGTTGCACAAACAGCACCTTCATTAGTTGCTCCAAATATAACTGCATCAATAATTCTTGAACTTGCTGTTATTCTTGTAATAGCTGTTGAATCACCTGCAACGTTTGCTACTGCTTCAGTAGTTAGTGCATTTACTATAGCATCTCTAGTTATTGTTTTTTGCTTTCCAGTATAAACTTCGACAGCAGTTTTACGCAAGTATGCGTGTGCTGCTTTTAGTGTTCTGTAATTACTGTTTAACGCAAAGTCAAATCTAACAGCTTCTAGTATCTTACGGATATCTCTTATACATTTAATTTGAAGATATTTAACTTTTGTTATTCCAGATTGAGTTGAAGTTGCGCTTGGGAACACTGTATTTGAAGCGCCTAATCCACTGTTGCAACTTACTGTAATATCCTTAATATTAACTATATCGCCTGCTGATAATCCGTGAGTACTTGTAGTTACTATGGCATAACCAGTAACATTATCGTATACAAAATTAGTTACTGCTAATACTGTTCCGTTTGCTTTGGTAACTGTTCCTCCGCTAACATATGTATGAACTAAAGAATGTTTACCTACATATATGCGGAATTGAGTAGTCGTTAACGATGTACTGTCAACCGCCCAGTCAGTGTGCCAAGCAACAACATTTAAATCATCTACAACATTTTGAATAACAGTGTCTTCTGCTGCTACAAGTGCATTAGAAGCACTAATTAGTGCTGTTGTTGTATTAACGCCATTTGCTAGTGTTGGATTAACAAGCGTAGTTGTAGTGCCAACTGCATCCGGACCATTAGTAATAATGTCAACAATATCTTCAACATTGTTAGCAATTTCAGTAATACTACCTACATTACCTGTTTCTACTTGTAGTACTGCTGTCTGTTTAGGATTTGCAATATTTGTATTACCTGCTACACTTTGTGCTGTAGTTTTTAAATAGTTAATTGATGCAACACATTCTGTTTTTAGAGAAGCAGGAAGTTGATCATATGTTTCATCGTCGCCATCCCAATACGACAATCCGGCTATTACAGCCATTGAATTGCCGCCATATGTTAAGTCATAGATTAACGAATCAATAATAAATCCAGTATCACGTCGACTGTCAGTTTTTCCATATTTTAGTGTTGGATATTCTGTATCTAAGAACGCAATTACTTCTGCTTTTAAGAAGTCTTTGTTTGCTATAAGATTTTCTCTAGCATTTTCTAAAATTGAACTATAGCCTGTAGGATCTGTATAGTATCCTGCACTCATAGTTTTTAGTCCGTAGTCAATTTGATATTTCATCATATCAACTAGACTTTCTACAGCATTTTCTTGTGCGGTTATAGCGTATGGCCAGTTTTGATCTTGTGGCTCAGTATTACCAGTACTAGCAGTTACAGTTGTTCCTACAACAATGTCTCCAACTACTTCGGCAATTCTGTCAAACGTTGCTACGGTGTTTGGAGTATCTGTTGATGGTGTTGTTTTTCCAGCAGCAATAACCTTTGTCGAACGCAGTTCGTCACCTAGTATAGCACAATATGCCGGTACTCTAATTGGTAGAACTTCGTAATGTTCTCCTGTAGATACTTTAACTAGTGTTTGAGGTACATCACGAGCTGGAATTTCGCTAGTATCACCTGCTGTAATTGTATCTGTAATTATTTTAACTAAACTTTGTATTTTAGTATATACACCTGTTTCTGATACAAGCGTTGTGCTTGTAAATTGATCAACAATTGCTGTACTATCATCTGTAACATTTTGATAAATTGCGCTCGGTGCTTCATTTTTAAGAATTGCATCAACAACAGTTAGCATATAATTGTATGCTGCAACTGATTGTGCAGATTCTGCTGCTAAGCCTGCACCGCCGTATGGTTTATCTTCTGATGCAGCTGAAAATTCGCCATCTGCACTAAATCCATTTACAAACGAAAGTGCTGCTGCTCTTGATTTCAAGTTGCCGCCGTGGCTAATATCCCATATTAATCTATCAACAATATTTCCAACGTCACGTTTACACTTGTCTTCACCGTAAGTAAAATTATTCCAAATACCTGATCCACCTGCATTTGCAATTTGATAGTTAATCCAAGATCCAACTTCTTCTTGTATAAAGATTCTGTTTAATTCTAACAAATACTGTGCATTAGGATTCTTCGGTCCTTGCTCAATTTGTTCGCAAGCATAACGTATTGATTTAAATGGTCTATCAACACTACCACCTGATTCCGGAAACGGTCTATCAATACCGTGTTCTGACACATAATAAATGTCTTCAATAGTTTGTAAAAACTCCCAGTCAGGAATTCCTGATGCTCCTACTGTTAATACTTGCCCTTCTAAGCCAACTGGTAGTCTTGTTGGAGCACTACCGCTATAATAAACTAAGTCACCAGCTGTAGTAAGGACACTAGCTTCTGAACCAACTGCTAGAACACTCCAATATGAACCACTGTCTGCTAAGTCTGGACGTGAACCTTGCGCTCCGCCGCCTGCACCTAATAGTGTTTCTGTTGAATAATCATCGCCTTCTGAGATATGATATAAAGTACAATAGTAACTGTTGTCACCATAACGAACAACATCACCTTCGTAATATTCTTGGTCGTCTAACCACTCGCCTCTCCAACGGAATCCTTCATTTAGCAATTTCCAATATGTTGGGTTAGGTGGTTGCTGTCCTTCTTCGTGATCTAAAATACATAAGTAGGTAAACCCGCCTAAGCGTACAACTTCGCCTACTTTATAATGTTGATTAGCACTATCTTCATTCCAGTCGCCTATAAATCTAAAACCTTCTGAAAATAGATCCCAGTCAGTTGGCGATTCTGAAGTATATGCGCCGCCCGATGTATATGTTGTAAATGTTGTTGTATTTAAAGGTGCTGTTAGCTCTGCATCTGTGTACAAGTCAAACGTGTTTACACTAATTACATCTATATATAACGTTAGTCCGTTAATTTCGGTCATACCTACGACATCATCAATTACAATCTGTCTAGTATCTTGTAATCCGTGAGCTGCACTAGTTACTGTTGCTGTAGCATCTTGTGTTATGTTAGTAATTGCACCACTTTGCGGACCTGGAGTAATTACTGAATGATTAGTTCTTGCAATATATTGGTTTCCACCATATCGAACAACATCACCTGGTTGATAATCTCTGTAAGGGCTCCAGTCGTTTTCGTATTGAAACCCTTCTACAAATTGACTCCAATTTGCAGAATCTGTTCCTAAATCAGACGTGCTAGTATGTGCCGTAGTACAAATCCAAACGCCTGCTCCGTAACGTACTAAATCATTATATTTGTATCTTGTAGTTTTTGTCCACTCGCCTTTATATTCTAAACCTTGATTAAACGTGTCCCAATTTGAAATATCAGCTTCTAATCCATCTGCGGCAGTTGCAGTTGAAACGTGTAGTGTTTTACAAACATAAGTTGAGCCACCGTATTTTACAAAATCATTAATTCTGTATCTAGTAGATGTAGACCAGTCGCCTTGCCAGTCTAAACCTTCAGCATAAGCGTCCCATTTTGCAATGTCAACTTCTAAGCCATCTGTAGCGTCTATAGCAGTAGCAGCACTAGTATGCGAAGTATTTGCAATATAGAGTCTTGCGCCATAGCTAACTATGTCGTTAACGTAATATACAGTATCTACAGTCCACTCACCCTTCCAAGTTTGACCGTCACTTACTAAGTTCCATTTACTCGGAACAATGTTTAAATCTGCAAAGAAGTCTGTATCACTACTATGTCCTATTACACAAATATATGTTTTGCCACCAAAGGCAACTACATCATCTTGATAGTAGACATTTGATGCTGTCCAGTTACCTTTCCAAACAAATCTAATTCTACCTAGTTTAAATTCTGCCATTTTTTATTCCTACTTGCACGTTATGTATATTTATCATATTATGATCTCTTTGTTTTTTATTGCATTGTCTCGTCGAACGGTTTTAACATTAGCATTTGACTTACAATAGTTCCTGATACTGCTGTTTGTTGTGTTGTAATATTTCCTGCTCCGTCATCAGACTCAAAAGTTCCGTCAAATACAACATCTGCAGGTATAATAACATACTGTCCTGAGTTTGTATTAATTTCATTTTCATCAAGACCGCCTATTAATACTCTACCAGCTTGCAACTTATTAACTTCTAATGCTTCACCACCAACACTTAGTCTATCTGAGAGGAATGTTGCAATAGCCCTTTGAGTAGGAACAACATTATTTGAATCTGCACTAAATGTTCCGTCTGTTGAAAATTCATTAACTACAGCACCTGATCCACCTAGTCTGACTCCGCCTAGTGCTAGTTCACTTAGGCCATCTAAGTCAAAGAATTCAGCACTAATAGTAACAACTCCTGTTGCTTGTTGAACACTAAACAATTCACCAGTTCTAAAGTTACCATCTTGGTCTGTACTCACATAATAAACTCTTCCGCCGTTTGATTCGTAAACTTCGTTTTCAGGAGCAGCACTAAAGAATGCACCTCCTGAGTAAACTGTTGGATAGTTTGTTTGTACAAAGTTTCCAGTACCGATATCTAAGAAATCGTGACCACTAATTCTACACTGAGCATATTTTTCTCGTAATGTTACTTGTGTTCCGTGTTGCACAACGTATTCAACATCTAATCTTGGAGATATTTGAAACTGTACTAACTTAGTTTCGTTGCCAGTTCCATCATCGCCTAAATCTGTTACACTAACTCCACTAAATGTAGCAAGTGTACCTGGTTCCAATGCATTAGGATCTATTACACCTGCAATGCTAATCTGTACACCAGGTCCGGGTATGCTTTCTACACCCGAAACTGTAAGTACGTTACCAACAGGAATATCATCAGCAACCCCGTCTCCAATAATTGTAATTGTACTTGAAGTATTTCTATACCC